TTATATAAGTGAGAAGGGATATACATATTACTAGGTGTATGTGTGACAACATAGTGAGTTTTACCTTTGATTTTATTATTGCGTTTAGTGACATGAAAAGGTTCAATAGCACTTTTGTCTTCACCCAAATACCGGTGCCAATTTTCTATTAAAAGTTTCATGATATAAACCTTCTCCAGCTTCCTACAAGCTGTTCATTAACATCGTCAGTCCATTGACCGCTCTGAAGAGAAGATTGTATTTGAGCGAGAGTCTTATTAAATATAACCGTGAGATTATCTTCATCATCCATTTCACCGGTGACCAGCTCTTTAAAAAGTTCTACACGTTCGGCGTTGTCGTCTGCGTCGACTTTAAACTGTATTTGTGCGACTCTTTCTTCGCCACTTCTAGTAACAGTATAATGAGAAATATCTAAATGATATTCTGTTCCAACTTCTTGTCTTGCGCTGGCTAACAAATTCGTCCTTAGAAGCAGTTTAAACTCGCGAGAATCTAAAAGCCTCTCTAGTATCTCCGGAGACATTTTCCATTCCTCTGAGTCGTACTCAAAGCTCACAGAGGCATATGATTCATGGCTGTCCTCATACTCTCCATCAGTTTCCACGTCCCACTCGTAAGAGTCTATCTCGCCGTTCTCAATATCCACAGCGAGAGTCATATATTCGCCACCGGCCATTTGACCTTCGCGCTTGAAGTAATTTGATAATATTTCTTTCCACGCGTCATGACGGTCATCGATTACAGAGTCAATTTGTTGACAAGCTTCGTTGAACTCTTCTGGCATAGCATAATAAGAATCACCACCCAACTCTGGGTGTTCTAGGTTTACTCCGCATGTCCAAAAGATAGTGTCACCTTGACGACCCATATAAGCTCGATCGGTAAATAAATCTCCATATATATCGTTAATCGCTTCTGGAGAATATTGGACGACTCGGTCGGCCGCGGTTGGTAATCTGGTCCAATCGCTCTTATTCCACTCAATCACAACTTCGGCAGAACCCCTAATATATACGCCATCGCCGCCGTCATCTTCGACGTCAAAGCTAATTTTTGTGACTGCTGCTCTTTGGTTCCAAGTATCAATGATTGCTTGACACTGTTCCTCGTAGGATGTTCTGATGTCTCCGATTAAATCGGCGTCAAGAGTGTCTTCGGTATCTGTGTTTTGCTTCATGTTACCGCTAACGCGTTGTTCTATGCCTAACAACTGTCTCATTAGTGCTTCGCGACCTTGCCACCCTGCGGTGTCTTCGTATGAACCACCAAAAATCATAAATTTATTTAAATCAATCTTTCCATTTTCTTTCGGCATGTTTGCGATGACTTCTTCTTGGTTATCGCGGGACCAGTCAGTAACTCTATCGACTAAACCGGGAATGTCAGCACCATAAACTCGTTTTTCGGGCATTCCAACATCTTGTCCGTCATCATAGCGCCCGGGCTCATCTGTATCGTAATATCTAACGTGACGGATTCGCGCACGAGAGATTGGCTCAATATCAAATCCGGCGCCTCCATATCTTGCATCGTCGGCAAATATCTCACCTTCTTGGATTTCTTGCTCTGCACTGTCTATATTGCCCGTATTTGTGTTTGTAAGCAATTCTTCTGTCTCTACCACATATGCAACCGCCCCATGCCCGCGTGCTTCTGCTACAGCACACTTATAATAGGACTGATAGGCGTTTGTACGGCTAGCCGGAGAGTGACAAGAAGTAATTTTGTCAAAATCACTCATTCTGAGTACATCTACCGGATGTCGAGTGATAATAATGGAAAATTTGTCATTATCGAGGTTATTTATCTCTTTTTTGATGAATGCGGCGTTCTTTTGCCAATATTCGGCGTATTTTGTTGCTAATTCGGTTAAATCATAGCCTGCAGGTCCAACAACACCCGGACTTACGATATATAAGTACATTTGATCGTTAATTCTGTTTAAATTCTCCAATTCCTTCTCATCAAGCGCAGCATTACGCATTTTCACTGTAACTTCCTGCCACTTGGTGATTGGTCGACCATTTGGACCTTTATACCCAATACCAGCCAAGTGATCATAGACTTTTTGGTACAATGCGTCCTTTTTTCTGCTTAAATCGGCTATTTTTTTAAATAATTTGCCGATTTTCATCTGAATCTTCTTGGTTTTCTTCTTTTCGGGCTGTCCTTGGGTCATACCAATCAAAGTACCCAGTAAATCATCGGTTGTGCGTATATCTCGCTCAGCAAAGACCATGCCCTTGTCCCAATCTACATCATACTCTTGAGATTTGAAGAATTTTGCAAACTTTCCAAGGTCTGTAGAGGGATCGATTGTCGGAAATGGTATAACAGCGCGCATTTTGCCACCAAAAAGATCATTTAGTGGCAGATTTGCTGGGTCGAGGTCATCTAACAAATCTTCCAACACTCTCATTTCATCTTCAGTGACTTCTCGGAGTACTTTTTCGTTAACAGGTACACAATTAGGTACATTTCTGTCACCTTTTTTCTTCATTCCCTTTTGTGTATAGCTATCCCAACACTTTTCTTGTAAAACATCAAGCAACGCGGTGGTTTTAGCTAAAATTTGTTCATCACTTAACATTTATTTTCCTAACTGCCTCTTTCATCGACTTAGAGCCGCGGCATTTCCACTTCTTGCGGGACAATGCATTGGCACATGGGGGGTTTTTGCACTTTTTAATCTTTGCTGACCGTGCACAGTACGCATCACCCTTAGCTGTGCCGGGTCTGATACGGTCTCCACCGCCTTTTGCTTGTCCTTTCTGTCCAAACGAGCGGCATTTGCCATCTACACGCTTAGCAAAGCGCTTTCCTTTCGAGGGTTTACAAGGTTTTTTGGCTTTTTCAGCTAAAACTTGAGCTAATTCGTCCTCAATCATCATCTGTAGGGATTCTTTTTTAGAATTACCCCAATTGGCAGCGCCAACTTTACGGCATTTAACTAAAGCTCCGGATGCATATGCGCTCGGCCATACTTTATAACGCGACTTTACTTTATTATAACATGCATCTTTCTTACCTTCTTCTTCATACAGGTTATCTGAGAGACCTTGATACATTTCTTTGACCATAACAATTATTTTTTCATTATTTTTACCATAAGTTTCGCAAGGATCATTCCCACAGCCACAGTTCATACCTCCACCTTCCTCTAATTCTTTATCGTCAGTCTGGTCAAGGATTTTGTCAATCTTATCTGCTTGCCCTTTGTGCATTTTTGAAGCACCGCGCAGCTCACCAGAGATCTTTTCAAGCTCTTTTTCGTGCTCTTTTGTATGTGTCTCAGTAACCACAGCTTGTATTTCTTCTTCAATTATTTGATACAAATCCATTTTATATAATTCCTCATTTTTTTTCTTAGATTTTGCTTTTTTGCCCCATGATTTACCCTTGCCACGTTCTTTACACGCGCCCGGTGTAGGTCTGCACGCAGGATATTTCTTACGTTTTTCGCCTGAGCCGCGCCCACAAGCCTTATAACCGCCGCTCCCATCAGGAGAGTTACAGTCAACCCATCCTTTTTTAGAACCCTTGGCACCCTTCCTACCAAACCAGTCTCTTAAAGAGGACTCTTTGCTAGATTCAGACCCGGCTTTTTTCTTTTTTTCGTCCAGTGGACCATATAAGTCATTCATTTTTAGATATTTCCAAAGCTTTCTCCAATAAATAGATCGGAATCTCACTATTGCCAACGTCTTCAGAGCATAATCTACTTACACGCTCTAGGTTTTTCTGGCATGCCATTGCATAAAGCAGTTAAAGCTAAATCTATGTTCAAGTTTTGTATTGGAGATACCCAAATCATATTCTCTTGTATCTGGAATGAAGGGCTCCTCTCAACATCGACAGCCCAGAGCACTCCAACAATTTTTCCATCGTTGTCATATATTATTGATCCACTACAACCAAACCATCCATAAGTTTGCAAAATAATTTGCCTTCCTGCTTCTGGGTGTGTTTCGAAACCTGCAACGTGTCCACGGAAGCTCAGCAAACTGTGCCAGGAAGGAAAACCTGAATATGTGATAGTCTGACCAACTTCTATTAATTCTGAACGTGGCTTCCAACGCATTGGTTTCGCATATTCAAACTCACTAGGCAAATATAACAAAGACATGTCATTTAATGGGTCTTTATAAACTAAGACTGCCATACGGCGTTCAGTCTCTGTCGCTATCAAATACGAAGTGCCGAGCGCTCCATCTGCCACGTGGTGCGCTGTTAGAACAAGATGCATTCCTTTGTAGTTAATTAGCCCTCCGGTACCATGACCTTGTCCGGTCAGCACTCTTACAGACGCATTGCGTACATTTTTCTCGACTACACTAAGCGAGTTGCTTATTTGTGTCGTTAGATTTTTATTCTGAGTTGTCGGTGTTGCAATTGCTGTAACTGGCAACAATAACGCTGCCACAATTAATAGTATTTTCTTCATCTCTTGTGTTCTCCTTTAAAAATTATAAATCGAGCACTCAATAAAGCAATATTAATAATTGACAAAACAGATAAACTATGTACACCATGAAATATACCAATGAGAAGTATACCAATGTTTGCAACTATTGCCGCTTGACACAGGGATGTCATTAAATTGTTCAAAAGAGCCTCCTAGATTAATTAGGGCTCCCTTTTGCAATGTGATATTATTTCCACTCCTCCTACTGGGAGTGGCACTATTTTTCTTGTTTTGAGTAGGTATACATGAACTTCCGGGAATATCTTTAATTGTACTTGGTCTGATGGCAAAATATCGTAGCTCTCAACGACTATTCCGCATGATTCTATGACCGTGTCGCCATCAAATTTAAATTGATGATTAACAATTCTTACTAAATCTCCCTTTTTGGGAATTTTTTTCAAATTGTATCTATTTTTTCTTTCATCCAATCGATAGCTTCCTCATATGAATCAAAAATAACGGATAAACCCTCAATATACCGGCTAGTGCCAGTTTCTAACGCGGCCCATTGCCAATTCCAATTTGTGTCTTTAGAATAAATAAGACCGCCGCTAAGATTTCTTTTAGTGTTTATCTTCTTTTTCTTAATTATGGTCGCCAAGACTCTATTTTTTGCTAAGTGAAAGCGTTGTTCATCAGTAACCTCTATACGCTCTTGAGCCCCCTCGGTGTTAAGAATTTTAAAATCAAATTTTTTTATTCTTTCTCCGTACTTTTCGATTAAATTTGTAATCTCAATTTGTTCGAATCGGCTAATCGCCTCTTCATATTCGCCATCATATAAAAATGTGTGTATAGGTGCTTTTGCCCTCTTGCCACTTTTAAATAATTTATATACATTCCAATTAGAACTCATGGTCCCCTCCGTTTGCTGGATAGTGTGCTAGCATGCCAACAATAATCGATAATTTCATACCTTCTTCCTCAATAATTGTTGACATTGGGACATTTGTAGGGTCCTCTGCATATCGATCTACGTTCTTGATCCACTTAACATGCCAAAAATACATGTCGTCATAAATCATATCAATGCGTCTTTCACGCTCAATCAACAATGCAACAAACCCAGTAGTTTCATCAACTATCAAATCTCCTACCTTAAGTATAACACCCTTCAGCGCAGAATACAAGTCATCCATCAAACTATTCTCGCTTTTTCAACTTTAAAAGTACCAGTGCGTATTAGATTTAATAAACCTTCTTCTGTATAAGGCTGATATCGACTTACCGTATCTTCTGTTGTCGGCATCGGTCCGGTCCAGAATATGTCCCAAGCCCACAGATTAATTAATTTGTTGCCGTCATCGTCTAAAAGATTTTCAAACAAGCTATAGCGCGAAACCAGTAATCCGATGTCGCCAGTAGCTATATCAACGACGATGTCGCCTATTTTTAAATTAATATCCACATAAGTAAGTAGGGGATACTATCTTTGAATTGACCGCCTAATCCGTTGTGCATGGATACAAGCTAAAATATGCTCCTCAATTGACCGATCGGGTGAAAGATCGGTATTAATTACGCACACATTATTGGGCAGCATAAGAGCAGGGATTGGCGACGGCGCAGCTATAGCGCCATTTTCCGGCGGCACGGCATCGATGTAGGTCGGTTGGTTATATGACTCCAGCAACGCATCCGGTCTTGTTCGCGCCATTTTTTCGCCGCCAGTTTTTTCTTCTATAAAATTTTTCTCATTAGCCACATGCTCATCCGCAGTGATGCCCGCATTTGCAGCCCAAACGCCGCATGCAGACAGTGCAAAAAAAGTAAACATATATTTCATGGATATACTCCGCATTCAAAATCGCAATAAATAGTTCATTTATTTATTAATAACCATATAGTGACCGCCATTTTCCCACCGCAGCCAAACGTCTTTAGCGATCTTTGGGTACCGTACGTACATCATACCGGTTTGGTCATCGATTTGCAGAACGAGACCCAATGACCGGTCTTTTCGCCAGACGTCTTTAACCCACGATCCAACCGCGGCCGTTGTGTTGTTAGCTTGCAATTTATACCTTAATGCGATCGATGATATATGGATGGTGGAAAGAAAGGTCTTTGTACAATTTCTTGATGACCTTCTTGGCAACTTCGCCAATATCCGCCTTTGTGTCTTTAGACTTAAGAGCAGTCGCAAGCTCATCCGCAAGAATCTTTTTAAGTTCACTCTTGATACGCTTATCCAATTCCGTACCGATCATCTTCTTTATATCAGATTTATCGGTTGACGAAAGATTCTCGTTAATGAGAGTTATAACAATGTCCTTGGAAACGTGCATACTGTAAATAGTCTATACTATACATTATACACCAGTTCGAGATGATTTGCAACATGATTCGACGCTAATTCGTCTTTTAACCAATATACACTGTAGGTATGAAAAGCGGTGGTGTTAATTTTAACGACAATACCCACACGCTTGACACGTTTTTTATCTGATGAGTATGTATACGGGAATCCGTACGGGTTGGCATTGGTACTACCGGTATAGTACACCAAGTCGCCAACAACGAAGTCTACAGGGTGACGCGCATCCTCGTTCATCGTGACCCCATAAGCGTTTTATCCGCGTTTTCTACCAACAACAAATGATCACCATTGAACAATCCTGTTTTAAATTTACTAATTACCAACGGGTGGTTTGTCCATATCACCATATACTCACGATTCGCGTATGTTTCTACAACAATGCCCACGTAACGTCCAAAGTCGACGCCAACCGGTTTGGTTATTGAATACCGAAACTCTGGTGCAAGTGTCACCAAGTCTCCCAACTCGAAGCGGCGGCTAAGCCCACGCGTCCACCGCGGTGACTGAAATGTATCTATAGACCCACTATACGCGCCCACAGCTGCGCCTAATGGGTTTTCTGCCCTCTTACTACCCATAAAGTATATAGACGCGTCACGGGCAATTTGCGTACCGGGCTAATCTGGAAATTTTTAGGCGGTGTTTTTTAAATCATAATCTCAGAAAATTTCTCAGCCATATCGAGAAGGTACTTAGTCTGCCATCGCTGACCGCCTATCGGCCGAGACATACATTCCGGGTAGGGGGGAGGGGGACCCCCCCGTCTTTGACAGCATTTTGACAGCAGTTAAATAAACGTCAAAACAGTGTCAGACACAGTGACTGTCAATTACTTGTCAATACTTCCATCACATCCAGTCACACTATACTGTAACATGTATACATATAATGCAGCTGTACACATACCCCAATAGCTTACATGGAATGCAATGTCTGTCGATTTAGATATTATTTTATATGATCTCGGATACTTTTCTCGCAACCGGTTACGTATCTGTCGCATGTATTCCTCTCCCTTTAAGCCAAACGTTAACTAAGTTACTAGTATTGTTAGACATTCTATTTAATGTATCATCGGCATGCATACAACACGCGGCAGGCGGTGTCACATTTGTAACATGAGAATGATACAGATATTGTTTAATGATTATAATACTTTAATTAGTTTTGCCCTCGCATGCAAACCTACAAATAGTTTAACGCACCCCCGCCGCATGTGAGTGTATACACCCGAGCATAACGCAGGTTACACGGGCACTATCGTCCGCATGCTGTCGCATGTGTCGCGCATTGTGGGCGGCATGTCAAAAGAATGTCAAAATAAATGTGCTTGACAGTGTGTGTGCGTATAGGTATAAAGCCCCACCGCATGTGAAGTGCAGTTATAAAACATATTATAAACACATGCTAACACATTATCCCACTACAAACCACATTGATCCACCACACTACACTTTAACTAAATGCTTTGTACAGTACTACCCACAGTGCTTATAACAGTATTAGTAACATTAACTAACTCTGGTACCCACATGGCTCTATTCTCATACAGATAGATAATACCTGCAATGATTAATATATTATGTATAAGTCTCGACATCATTCTACTCCATCGTCGCCGATTGCTTCAACCGGACAGGCGTCCATTGCTTCATAGCATTCAGCAAGTTCTTCCTCGGTTTCCGGTTGTTTGTATACGAGGTCATGAGTTGCGTCATCACTCTCGCGAAAGTTGTTAGGGGCTTCATATAAACAGACGTTGCAAATAATACAGGTTGAATCAACATAAAATGATACCTTCTTATCATTAAACTCAACAACGTCTGTATTGTTATCCTCAAACTTCTCTTTAGGATCTGCCATTGCTTACCACCTTCAAATCTTTCTCGGTATGACTCGCCATACCAGACACCGACCAATGCACAACCTTACGCCGTTCGGTGCCGGGGATCTCACGTACAATCACGCCGACCTCATCCCAACCGGGATACCTAACTAAATCACCTACTCTCACTAATCAACTCCATATCTGATTCTGCGGCGTGGGTCTTCAATCCGCTTTTAACATTGCGAACCTCATAGACCCACTGCGCCCGATCATGCCATTTCTTAATGATGATTCCCGTGATGGGAGGCTGACCCCATTGCATTATAACTTTAACTAAATCACCCACAGTCACTAAGCACCTCAACATCAGTAGGGTGCGCGTACATTCTATAATCACTTTTAATAGACTGTATAAGAATGGTACGATTGTGATCATCTTCTTTGATCGCGATGATAAGACCGACCACGGGATCGCGGCCGTGTGTGCGCTTCACGCTTACGAGGTTACCGACTTTCATTATTTTACCTTCCTCGCCTTCATGATCTGGCGTTCCTCAACTAGAACAGTCTCAGCGCGACCGATGGGTAGCAGCTTGTATATCTTGGACCCCTTTGCCGCGCTCGTCACAGGGGCTGCGTTGGCTTCCACGACGATACAAGGCTTGTTACCTATCCTGAGCTTCAGGGAGCGGTGAGCGGCGCGTGGGAGTACGTAAGAGCCTATAGGGTATTTGGCTTCTGCGTGGTGCTCACGCAATACCTTCTGAGCATACTTATTCTTTGTCATCTTGTTAAACTCTCCAACACCCGGCACAAAGGCAGGGCTCTCGATGATCTGAGAAGCGAGCGCGTGGAAGTATCCAGCCGCACGATAGTAGTGCGCGCATACAACTGCGTCGGAGCGCATGCCATCCTTATCGGCTGTGTAGTCAGCGGCGAACGAGGCGCGCGCGGACATTGCTGTGTCATCATGCTCACCCTCGATCTTTGAAAGAGTCTGGATCTGCTTCTCGGACAACTGCTTACCAGTCATGATCTGACCTTGCAGGGAGTTGATGAAGCCGCGCGCCCATGAAGCCTCTGCGGTACGCTCACAAACGGCGTTCAGGCGCTCCAGCATGCTCGCACCCTTGGCAGCGTTAACAGCCAGCTTGTCGGCGCTGTAGCGGTCCTCAAGCGTGCGGACCCAGCCGGCGCGCCCAGAGGTCAAAGACCCCTTGCGCTCATAATAGCCTAAGAGAGACTCCGCGAAAGACTTGTCACGACCTGAGATCGCAGGGTTAGCAACGAGGTCTTGAAGACGATGGCGATAGGTACGGCGAGGCATGTGAAAGCTCCTTTACTCACTTACACAGTAAGTATACCAGAAATAACCTTAAAGGTCAAGAGTTTTATGTAAAGAGAATGTTAAGAGTTGTTTGCTTCTTTCTCGGCCGCTTCTTTCTCAAGCTCGGCGAGATCACCAGCAACATCAGCCATGGTCATGGCGCGGGTCTTTGTGCGCTTGGTTTGAGCGCGATCAAGCTGACCCCACCGACGAGAGTTGGTAGGATGCTCGCAGATGTGCAAGTTTGGAATACCGAGTGCCTTCATTCGACGAAGCATCTCGCGGGTAGGCTTGTGACTATCTGGCTTGGTCAAGACGGTTTCATAGCCGTCAACCTTGCCGGAATCATTGATAAAAACGTGAGTGCGAGAAACGTAAAACTTCATGGATATATCTCCTTACTTGATATGCTATCATTATACACTAAAAACAGGTGAAAGTCAACAACAAAGTTGTCAAGTGAATGTCAAGCGTCGATGGCTATGATGCGTTCATTGGTTTGAAAGTATGGGCGAGCGGCGTGCGCCTTAGTGGTCATCCACATGCGCTGGCACTTGCTGTTAATGGGCTTGGGCGCGCAAAGGTCGGTCAAGACGATGTGCCCGTCAAACTTGTGCTTATTGACGTAGCGCGTTGGAGCATCGAAGCAGGTACCGCCAGTCAAGACGCGCTCGGTCTTACGGCTCGCGCCCTTCTTCCAAGTATATACCTTGTCCTCGGCTACCTTAGTGTCGAAGGGGATCACGGTGAACTCCGCGATTTCTGCCAGCTTGTTAAGCTCCGAGAAGAATGTAGAGAGCATCTGATCATCAACAGAGCCGGACTGATCGATACTGATCGCGATCTTGGCTTGACGACGGACGCGCTTGCCTGCGTGGATACGAGGGAAGCGTTTGTTAAGGCGTCGAGGCGTCGAGGTCTTCTCAGCGCGTTGTGAGGTTTTGACGAAGTATCGCAGAACTTTGCGCCAGTCAACCTTAGTCTGAATGCGGTCCATGATGTCGGAGCGCATGCCATGAGACACAGATCCCCAGTTACGGGATTTCTCAGCTTCCTCGGCTGCTTTCTTGACAGCTTCTTTAAGTCGTTCCTTAGCGATCTCTTGAGTAGTGCCATCGCCCTCACCGAACTCCTCATGTGAGTCGAAGCTGTCAGCACCACCGAACGGATCACCGCCCTGACCTTGACCCTGACCGTTGCCCTCACCGGGTTCACCGTCGCCGTCCTGCTGACCGTCAGAGCCGTCACCTTCACCCTGCTGGTCCTGCATATCCTTGAGAGCAGCAAGATACCACTCGTAAGACTTGCCAGCAGGCAGATGCTTAAACGGACCTTCACCGGGGAAAACGCCCTTCATGCCCTCGCCATCGTACATGACAGGACCGGGATCAGCTTCACAAGGCAGCTTGCCCTTCATCTCAGGCAAACCATTGATCGCAAGGTCCATTGCAATGTTATCAATACGCCCAAGACCATCGGTAGGCTTGCGACCAGTCACGTGCTCAAGGATGATGTGATAAAACTCGTGCATCAACACACCGAGTTGATGTTCTGGCTTCAACTGACCCATGAAGTCAGGATTATAAAGAAGTTCAAACTGCGCAGTATGCGGGTTGACACGCACGCCAGCGGTCGGAAGAGACTTTGTAGCAGTCTTGTCAATCCGGCGCGAGAGCGCGGCAAAGAACGGCTCACGCATAAGCAGGCGAGCGGTGTGCATGTTCAAGTTGAACGGGGCGGCGGGCTTTGTGGATTCATCGGACATGTGTATCTCTCCTGATTACTTTACAAGTATACCATAGAAAAGGGGTTAAAGTCAATAGAAAGTTTGTTAAGTAAATGTCAAGGACCGCTGACATCGTATTCGGCGGCGATCTCAAACTCTGAAAGGTTTAACTCTACTCCCGTGGCCGGGTTAATCACCCGGTAGGTGAGCCGTGTGCCTTTCTGAGAGCCGTAGCGGGGTATGCCGGTATCAGTCACCCGGACGACAACGTGGGGCTTCTCAGAGCCTTCTGCGCGACTCCTAAAGATCAGATCCCCCTTTCGGAGAACCCTGACCCTTGGGAGCATCATGCGCGCGCTGCGCTGCGGACCTGTGATCACTGGTTGCCTCCAAGAATCTCGACAAGGTGATCGGACACTCGGCGTCCGTCCTTAGTCTCTGCCTTGTGCAGAGCGATCGTGTTGTCGATGTTATCGGAGTCACCGATAACCGTCCACAGCTTCATCGCTACCTCGGAAGGCAGGGTCACGAAGTACTCCGCGACGTTGGCGATCTGAGCCTCGGACAGAGGCTCCGCGAAGGTCTTAGCCGCCTCCATCTTCTCGATCATGGCAGCGTGGTCATTGATACCCCACTTGTCGGTTTTGTCGATCTCACCGTTGTCGATGAGGTCTTCAACGGTTACCTGCCATTCGTACTTCTCAACGAAGTCACGGAGAGCAACGGCACCCTCAAAGCCCACGAACGCGGTCGCGAGGTTGAAGAGCATGTCACGATCACCCTCTTCACCGAACACGCCGACCGGGGCAACGGTATCGTTAAACCGCTTCCAGCTACGGCGAGAAGGATAAACCTTGTTAGGCTCGTACTCACCGATGTGCTCAAGGTGTGTGCGGTTCTGGTTAATGAAATCCCAAAGGATACCATCAACATTGTCCTGCGCCCACTTGAGCCAGTCTTCTGTAGAAGGCTCGACATCGAACACGGTCCAGCGGTCAAGCTCGGCAGGGTCCATCTCACCGACTTGGTATTGCGCGCCATGCTCGCCACCGTTAACGGCAGCGACGATCAAGGTGTCGGCGTGCAGGTGCCAGCCGTTGATCTTGCGGCTATCGGTCAACTCAAACAAGCCCTGACGGACCTCTTGAGTCGCGCGGTCCACTTCATCGAGGAAGAGGCACACAGGCTGCTCACACGCGGTCACAAGCCAGTCGGGGGCGTTCCACGTGGTAGCCTTGCGGCCGTTGATCTCGGTGTCTGCCGTGTCAGGCAGACCGAGAAGATCACCCTCGGTCATCTGAGACGCACGGCGCTCGATGACGGGAAGACCACGGGACTCCGCGATCTGATAGACCACCTGCGACTTGCCGACACCGTGACGACCACGGAGAAGCACGGGCAGGCGTGCATTGAGGATATGAGGGACGACGGACGTGAAGGTTGCGAAATCGACAGACATGTGATTCTCCTTGGAGGGGTTCTTTCTCTAACTTACTTAGTAAGTATACCATAAGTGGGGGTAAAGGTCAACAGGTTTATTGTAAAGTAAATGTTAAGGGATTTGTCAGGCTACTTCAACGTGCGCGAAGTCAGCCCAGTCAAAGATAAGGTCAATCGTGTTGCAGGCAGCGCGACCTTCCTCGGTCAGATCCCAGTTACGTTCAGGATGGTCAGGCTCGTCCTTCCATACAGCCAGTCCAGCCAGCACAAGCATGTCAACGCGGTTGCTGTCAGCAGTAAACTCGCCCGAATGGAAGAGTGTATGCCATTCGTCCTCGGTCAACTTGAGGGCGCGAAGGTCAGAAGTGGTCAGGGTGTCAGTCATCAGGTAGCTCCTATGCTCGATGATGTATACATTATCTCATATGCGAGAAGAAAAGTCAACAGGTTTATTGTCAAGAGAATGTCAAGCCTCGTAAGCGCACCTTGGAAGCCCAAGATCCTCGCGAGTCTTTACCTGCCATGAGTCCGAATCGCCCCACTGGTATTCCCACGGTCGATCGTTTTCGGTGCTAAAGACCGCTTTGATAGATTTAGTGTCTGTCAACCAGCCTGCTGGCATCTGTGGCGGCTTTCCTGAAGGAAGCACAGTCAAGTCCCGCGCTACGGCTGTCTCAGCTTGCGCGATCTCACCCAGTGTCATATTGGGCAAAGTCGGAGTGTAATAATCACTCTTTTCTCCGCGAAGCTGCGCGTTGCTTCTAACGACGAGAGGATGACCCTCGCGGTGCGCGTCAATGCGATCCCACTGAATCTCAGTGATCAAACCTGTGATGTTTTGTAGTCCGTACTCACCGTTTGGCAGGTAGCCCCGGAAGTCGCGACGGATGACCATTGTGCCGACACCGACACCCAGAGACTTGAGCAGATCATACCATTCTTGACGCACCGCGCGCGTACGCTCGGCGTAGATCGCATAGTCGTTCTTGGCGTTCTGGCAAACTCGGCGCGTGTGTCCACGGTTGCCGCAATAGCCGCACTTCACCTTCTTCATGCGCTCGGCTTTTGCTTTCTTATTGGTGACCTTCTCGCCCGTAGCTGGATCAACCTTGGTCCGCTTCATATAGTTGGAACGCAGCTCTTCCGCTTTCCGGGTGTGATAGTCGAGGTTCCACGCGCGATCAGTACCCTGCCTTTCAGCTTCTTCTTCGGTCAGCGCCTCATATCCGGCGATCCTCTTCAGTTCACGCTTATAACCATCAAGAAATGATTGAGTGAGATCGGGACACTTGCGCCGGTTGTGACCGGTTTGGTAGCAGTGTGAGCAGCGGACGGTTCCGTTATATGACATATGATTTTCTCCAGCGGAGGGGGTTGATTGATTTCTCTAACTTATGCACCTATTATACCAGAAATAGGGGGGTAAGTCAACAACTAAGTTGTCAAGAGAATGTCAGGAGATTACAGTGACCAAGTGTGGCATGACCCAGCTAGTTCTTCCATCATTCCAGCGAACCACTGGGCAAGGTGTGGGGCTATCTTCATAGAAATACCAAGACACTATGACACCCAGCATACCGCGCTCAGAGTTAAGGTTTCTCACCAGATTACCGATCTTCATTTACTACCTCCTTCATATACTTTAACAGACCCCGATCAATGAGCGTGGATGCTGGCGCGCCGACCTTTAGGATCCTGTGGTTCTCGATGATCAACCCATCATCTCGGTGAATAAAATCCTCACCGAGATACACCGCAAGTGTTCCATCTAAACCGCTGCGGGACAAGCCCCAACCTTCAAACTTATACATTTTACCTACTTGCATTAGTATCCTCCAAAGAATCGAGGAGCGCGTTCCAATGTTTCCACGGGAACACCGCAAGGGCAACGACACAGAGAACAGGCAGAAGCCAGATCCCGTTGTCGAGTAGAGTGATTTGCAAGTCGTTGAGCATGTATACCTTTCCTTGATTGTTCCTTATTATCTCATATGCGAGGGCAGAAGTCAAGTCGATATTGTAAAGGGAATGTCAAGAGATTACATCTACCCCTTTGCCGGTTCGGAGCGCCATGCCGACGAGGATGCGATCTGTTCTGCCTTAGACCCGAAAGACTTGATCGCAAGATCGGTAGCCTCGCCATCATGCCCGGAAGCGAACCCAAGATATTTAACGGCCGTTTCTGTTTCTAGTTCCTCAACGCATGACGGACATTCGTTAATCTTGCCCCCGATCTTGCGTTTGAAATGTCCATCGAGATCAAAACTGTCGTTACAGTGTTTGCATGTTTTCATATTCATAATAGTTTAACTCCCTTACCAGTCTACTGGATCATTCATAAACTCAGCTATACACGGTGCTGCTGTTCCTTTCATCAACTGCTCATCGCGACGCTTAGCCGCCAGAGAAGCAGTCCGGGTATCACTATCAGCAAATGCCCTTTCTACAACACTTCGATTTGCAACCTTTTCCATCTCTCGCGCGCGGATCCCAGCGTCTATAAAATCAGCTTCATCGACCAAGAATGTTTTACCCACATGGCTTCCATCGAGATCAGTCGGCTCATCTCGCCAACCCCATTCGTCATCATTGCGATGCCACTGCTCACGGATGTCATCGGCAAGCTCATGAAAGTCTACCGCAACGCTGCCGCGATGATCGCCCGCAGTTTTTGCAGCAATATCGAGCGCGAACTGAATCGCCTCAAAATCATCGGCGTCAAGTTTAATCATTCTAATATCTGTCATTATACCTCCTAAGTACAAATGTATTATCTCATATTTAAGTGAGAAAGTCAATAAAAAAGTTGTAAAGTAAATGTCAAGCCCGTGAGGGGTCGCTGTCCTTGCCGCGAACCCACTCGCCAGTCTCCCTGTCACTTCCGCAAAGCTAAGTTAGTTAATGCTTATTGGATTTCGCCCATTCTTTAGAGCGTGTCGGTTCGTTGGAGACATTGAACCCACGAATACCTTTTATTACTCGCGGGCTTGACAAAACTTTAATAGGTTGCGGTCCTCTCGATATGAATATCAAAGCCCCAGCCTTCAACTTGATTATCATCAGCTTCTTCTCCAATACGGATGAAGCGGTAAAACTCGGATGCATCATGCTTTTCACCCTCAACCTCAACCCTTTCGCCTTCACACCAATCAATAAAGTCTTGGATGGCTGACACTTCTTCAAAGGAATCATACCATTTGATACTAGTCCATCGAAACAGGAACGCACCCTTGATGTCGCAATAGTCTTTAATCATTTCGTCATGATCAGACCAGCAAAGTTTACGCGCTTCTGGCGACTTTGCCATCGTGACCATAAACTGTGGCATAACTTCAGGCATGATGGCCAATATAACATCTGAACGATAACCCATGATTATGCCTCCGCAGGTGAGTTGACAGCCGCCGAAGCCATTGTCAAGGTTTCGATTGCAAGCGGATCATTGTCTTCATTATTGACTTCACCGTATAGCATCATCATCGTGATCATGATCTCCATGCGATCTTGGGTGTCCTCAAGCGGTGTAAGCGATTGGCGTTGATTGATTAGCGGAAGTGTGAGCATTTAGATGCCTCCTTGATTACCCCTGTATTATCTCACAGGCGGGAGAGAATGTCAATAAGAAAGTTGTAAAGAGAATGTCAAGGCTGGATCATTTGCGCATCGGCAGTGATATAATAGCTGCGATCTGCCATGTGTTCCCAGCTATTTTCAGTCCAGTCATTAAAGACTTTCCACAACTCTTCACGTGACATATCTTTCAACTTGTCAGAATCCCACTCAAATGGTTCTGTTTGTTCGCCGTCTGTCTCTGTATAACTATAATGACTGTTCACAACCTGCAATGCTGTTTCTTCATCGTCAACGCCCAAGAACTGTAACACATCAGCGATACACGCCAACGCGCAGCCCTTCTCGGTCAGATGAACGGATGTGAATCCCTCACTTTCATAGCTTCCACATAAAACCCAAACTTTCATCATACACTCTCTCTCTTTGCCTTGCTGTCGGCAAGCATCTTGTTTACCCATGCACCGTTGAACTCGGCGGCGTACTTGTCTTGCAACACCAGTAGCTTCTCACCGTCTTTAGTTTCGCTTTTCAGCTTGTAGCCGGGGATCAGAAACTCGGTGCCTATAGGCGCGCCGATGAAGCATTCACAGATAGCGTAAGGCACTGACTTCCATCGGCGCTTAGTCTCGCCGGTCTTCTTGTCCTTCCAGCTACTGCGGAAGCGCCGGAACTGCATGTCAACGACACGCGCCTGAATGGTAGCCTCGCTGGTTCGGATGATTACGAGGTCGTCTTTCGTGAGATAGGCCATAATGGTCCTCCTTGATTACCTATATAATATAACACAGGGGCATCGAGATTACAAGGGTTTTATTGTAAAGGAAATGTCAAGAACAGTTAACAACCGGAAGTTGGCGTTTAATGCGGATAGTTTCAGCACCCACTAGAATATCCCAGCTACGATCATAACGCCAATCACCATCGGGGTTGCCATCGGGAACGGCGCGTTTGTATTCTTTAACGATGGTCGCGACAGTACCGCGCCACTTTACCAGATCACCTACTTTCACTTAAACGCTCCCATGTAGTCGAGTTAAAAACTTGATTGGTCGGCCATCCGTAAACCCAAAAGTGCGCCCCGTATTCGTCGGCTATGCGGCGAACAATGCCGATCTTACCGGTTTGTTTGTGTCTGATCAGATCACCGACTTTCATTTGTCACCTTGATGTACTCGTCTTCAAGTGCTTCGATCTCTTTCATAATCTTTGCATACTCTCGCAGCTTGCCATCCCTTTGCAACTGGACAGCTTCTTTATACTTTCTATCTCTCTCCTTGCGGATCTTTGAACCCGGATCTGTCCTGAACAGGCGTGTAATGAACTCAAACATTACTGACCACCTCCAAGTGTTTATGGTGAACATATCTTATCTCGCCGTTTGGCCATAGTATACCAATCAACGCTTTAGCTGTCTCGTGCATGGATACCACAAGTCTCGGAGTGAGCCAATGCCCACGCGCAGAAATCACCAGATCACCTACTTGCATCAACCACCTCCAAGAGTCTCGGCATCATGTGGAATACCATGCCATGCTTCGGGAAGTTGACGAGCCAGCCGTCATTCTCCCACGCCAAGATGACACCGATGTTGCCATCCATAGTCTCACGTACTAAACTGCCGACTTTCATGCTACCACCTTCATGTCTTTGACTACAACCCAGCCTTGTTTGCCGGTCTTTGGATAAAATACGCGAGCCAAGCCGAAGGCTTCTTCTTCTGTGTTGCGCAACTCCAGCACCAAACCGAGATTTCCGGGCTTGGCTCTCCGACCCATCGAGTATTTGCTTTGAACCATGCTTCCGACTTTGATCATAGATTTCTCTCCTTTCTATAAATAGATTATACCATAAGGGGGGAGTGATTGCAACAGACTTCTTGTCAAGAGAATGTCAAGAGCGTATAACCGATGACCGCTAACGCAGAAAGCGCGCCAAACCAACTAACAATGAGGATTTTCCTCTCTGCCGATTCAATATCATCCTTAAAACTATTTTGTTTCATCTTTAATCTCCGTAATGTGGCGACACTTACGCCGAAAACCGTAGCCGGGACAAGAGCAAGAATAAACGCCCTTAGAGAGTTTAACGGTGTAAACATTTCCTTTACTACCCTTTACACTCCAAGAGTTTTCACCGGGCGCAGACGCTATCTCACGTGGCTTGTAGACCATGTATTCTGATAGCTCGTCGAGAGTGTGCCTTCTGGCACCTCAATCCACACAGAGCCAGCGATCCCGTAACGGATCCCCTTGTGATTTGTGAAGATCGCCGGTGGTATTGAAACTTCAACTGGACTCATGTAAGAACCGCTCCGAGCGCGAAGCCAATGGACACAAGAAAAATAAACTCTAAACGCATGTTAAACTTCCTTTATGCCGCAGGGCAGGTGAAAAAGTGAATGCTGAAGAAAAGCAGCGCGCCCCAGCATACGGCATCCACCGCCACCAAAGTCATCGCAAGTCTGTTCTGTCCAATCTTTATCGCTGTTCTACTCATAAAACTCTCCTTTCTATACATATAATATATCATCGATCTCACCATAAGTCAAGCACTCTTTTGTAAAGAAGATGTCAAGTAAACAACATCGTAGTTTTCTTCGTCGACAAGACACTCAAGCCCTTCACACCAAACTATCCAGATACCCGGTTCTGTGACAGGTTCAAACCGACGCAAAACTATTGCAGGATTTGAATAATCATCATCCGAATAGCCCTCGGGCTTGAATGATATTAGATCACCTACTCTCACTAACCACCACCAAAGTATTCGTACCAATCCATGCAATCTCACCATCGTGAAATAAAACTTCGGCCGATTTTGTTTTGTGCCCAGTTCTAGAAAGTTTAACGACGATCCCATAATCTAGTTGAGACTCAACATCATCATTATCTACGCTTTCAAACTGCACTAGATCACCTACTTTCATAATCTTCTAACCTCTTTATAACGTCATAGCGACACAACTGCTTGCGCGCCGAATGAAACCACACAACTTCATATAATGTCTCAAACTCTAAACTCTTATTAATAACAATGCCCAGCAGGTATTTCTGTGGGTGGATCGTGCCCTTGGCATGCACAACCAAATCACCCACTTTCATCAACTGGATCCAGTGCAGCAGACTGATCATGTGTATAATGCCAGTGCCCATTAACTTTATCCCAAATGACCACAATATAATCTTTGGTAATCTTCTCGACGGTTCCCAGTGCATTCTCAACTGACATGACCTTTTGTTTTGTTACTCTGTCTCCAGCTTTCATTTCTTAACCTCAATGTTAAATGATTCCATTTCAACTTCAACTTCAACCAACTTCCGTGACAAATCAATAATCTGCTGGCGATGATGTTTAATCATGCGTTGGTGCGACTCGATGCATTCTGAAATAAGTTTCTTTTCTTCTTTACTTAATACCACTACTCAACCAACTCCAAATATGATTCGTGAAACTTTAGGATTTCTCCATTCGTCATGTAAATGTTATATTGGTCTGTTTGTTGGGCTGTAACGCCCTCTTCATTATACAAGCGCGCTACGTGAGCAAACCCCTGCACGTGACCAAGCCGAGATTTCGGCATTCGATCCGAATGCGTGCCTTCTTTGATGCGAACAAAGTCACCTTTCTTAAACGTCATCATTATCCTCGTCTTCATTTGGATCAAACTCCCATGATTTTTCGTAATAGCCATTCTCATCGTACCCAGCTTCGTGATAATATGTATTGACCATATAATCATCTGACGAATATCCATCGTATCCAAAGTTGTTCGGATCATCAGGGTTATAAGTCATCATTGAGCCTGTTAGTGAATCAGAGAGGTTGACCATGATCTGCTGAAGGACATCACGCATATAATCAATCTCGTCCTTCTCCTCTTGTGCCAAAGCCTCCGCTTCGGCTCTTGCTTCAGCTTCTTCATCTTCTTTCCGCTGTTTTCGGAAAGCATCAAGATCAACAATCTCACCCATTAGAAAGGAACCTCATCGTAAGAAAGTGGTGAAGACTCCCACACAAGCGGGTGCATAACAACATCAGCTGATCGCTTTGCAAGCGAGACATGCTGAGAAGTGGTCATCGAGTGAAACCCACCAGACCCAGCCATGAAGTCCGCGATAACGCAAACACCGGCATCCGTGCGCGATCCGATCTTCAAGCGATAAGAGAACAGTTCTCCATCAAGTGTCATCAGTGTGTTCTTATGGTTGCGCGCATTTTTTCCGTCCTTCCATGCACGAACGACGTTAAGGTTATCAGTTACTTTTACAGACATGTAGTTCTCCTTTGACTTACTCTATAAATATACACCATTGACGAAAAAAAGTCAATGTATTTCTTGTCAAGGACATGTCAAATGCCCGGATAGCCAGGATCATCATTGATAAGTGCCTCGGTATAATCTTTTGTAAACCTTAGCCCGGCCGGATCTTTACCGGCTTCGTGCGCTTCGATTGCTTTCTTTGCAAATGACCGCAGCATCTTGATATGCTTAATCTTTCCGTAAGAAAGTTGATGACCGTAGCTGCCGGGTGGTCCATACTTTTTGTAAAAATGCCCAGCGATCTTGAAAGCATCGTGGATGCCGTCGATGTCATCGGTGTCTATCACTAATGTTAACTTCATATACTACCTCTATATTATCTTTACGTGGTGACAAGATATGCACGCTACCGCGTTCAATGCACCACATTTTCCACATGCAAAACTCACCCATATCAGGTGTCTCAAATACAACTCCGTGATAAGGAACGGTCCACAGTGGATCGTTAAGTTCATTAACACCATCACGGTATCGAACCTTTACCAGATCACCGAGTTTCATCGATTGAACTCAAGTCTGCTTGTGGGATGCCGCGCAAGTCACCCTTAAAAAGAATGCGAGCGAACGGCTCATGGGGGATTGCTCCCCAGTTAATAGCTTTGCCTCTCTCATCAGTGCGCCAACACTTGCTTTCGTAAACTTCCGTTACCAAACAAATGCTACCGTTCCATTTTACTAAATCACCTGCTTTCATTTATAACCTCCAACCATTTCTTAGGCTCCCATGATACCTCTGCATCTTGCAACCAGTATACTTTAACTCTACTTAAACTTGGCGTACCTCGGGGTATGCCGTCCGGCTTTGTCCGAAGGATAATACCCGTTGCGGGGTTATTGCTGTTGTCACGATAACAAGAACCGGGCATTATTACCAGATCACCAACTTTCATGTTTGTCTCCTTACCCTTATAATATATCCTATCTTGCGGCTGAAGTCAATGTTTATTGTGTCAAGGAAATGTAAAAGGAAATTTTAGGCGGAAAAAAATCGCGTGGCGGGACTGGTATCTATACTCTCGCCAACCCATTCGTCGCGTAGCGGCGCGGCTTGGGAACATGATTCCACTTCACCACAAACTTCGGGTCGCCGTGCGTAAATTCGATAGACAAGACCAAACCTAACTTACCTTTCCAAAACTCTCGATTACTATTGCGGCGAACTAAGTCGCCTGCCTTAAACTTACAAAATGACATTATCTACTACTCGCTCTTAAAGGGGCTACACCCGGTGGGACTTCTCCAGAAACCATACCGCCATGCTTGGCGATCACTGTAGTAACTATCTGGCTCGGAACCCAAGCGTAAACAGTTCCGGTTGGATCATCTGGTTCTTCGGCAAACTCCATTAGCAAATCTTCGCGGCAGTTTGGAAACCCGACCTCCACTTCGGTATAGTTATCCGCGTCATCGGCGCGCGGGGTACAGTAAGCGGTGCCGTGAGCTTGCACGCTCATCTTAAATCCGTCCACGCACTCAACCAATTCATATCTTTTGCCCGTCTTCATGTTATACTTCTCCGTTAAGAATCTTTTGGATTGCTTCTTGCAATTCATAAGTATTCATGTGTTTGTCTGGCAAGCCATTGATAATCTGTTGGATATCATACAACTTTTTCTGGGGTGAGATTACTTGTATTCGCGGATTGTCGGTTTGCTTCTTCATTTCTTCTGCCTCATCTTTTTTGATGGGGCTCCATTTAGTTGTATAGTGTTGGTAATCGTGATAGCTCATTATATGGCTCCGGCTGGTTTGTTAAGTGGTGCGCCTAGTGGGAGTTGAACCCACGACATCTGCTTTATAAGAACAACGCTCTAACCCCTGAGCTATAGGCGCATAATCTGGGGTTAACTTTTGGCGTCCGGTCAAAGACTCTGGTTTATGTTCGGGTAAGCTGTCTCCTAAAATGGCTCCCGTTGAAAGACTTGAACTTTCGACCCTCTGATTAACAGTCAGATGCTCTAACCAACTGAGCTAAACGGGAAAATAAATGGTACGTCCTGTAGGATTTGAACCTACGACCCTCGGCTTAGAAGGCCGATGCTCTATCCAACTGAGCTAAGGACGCTTGTTGAGTGTCATGGCATCTCGTAAACATCGTGGGCTTGCATAGCGGTCATGGCAGGATCGGTTCGACTGTCTTCTACAAAGTTTTCATAGAAATATACTGGGTGATCCCCCGATACCAGAGCGATCAAACACTCTCCGTTGCTAGCACCCATCTTGGTTGCTGTTAGCCACGCTTCGGAACGCGACATCACTCCAGTATATCGCGAGCGGGTCAGCTTACCTTGGGGGTTTTGAAAAATAGCAGTGTAAATCATTTCATCATTCTCCATCATTTGATTTGTACTCTCCACATATAATAACAGGGTCTGACTCCTTTGTCAACTTTAAAATATAAAAAGAATCACCCTCACTAATCTCACACGGAAATGCGTGCAAAGGTATAACTGCCATGCTGGACTCTGCCAGTGGCGGATTTAGATTAACCTCAACTGAGGCAAAAAACTGGTCTGTGGAATCAACGGTACCGACCAGAACAAAGGTTGCTAATGCTTTTATCATTATGTTATTTTCTCTTCGATTGAATGGTGGGCTCTCTCGGGCTTGAACCGAGGACCATCCCGTTATGAGCGGGGTGCTCTGACCAACTGAGCTAAGAGCCCTTTTATGTAAATGGTGGGTCAACTGGGACTTGA